TAGTATATTTTCCTAATAGTATAATTAAATGGATTAACAGAAGATTTAGTATAAAAATTACCTTCTATATCTATACCTTTTAAAAAAGTATTATTAATTTTAATAATTTTTTTTAATTGAATAGTAAAAGTATTAGACATATTTCCTTCTTTATCATATTCAACTACTATTATTTCATACTGTTCCTTAGTAATTTTATAATAAAACTGTAATAACTTTTTTAACATTTAATTGTATGAATTAAAAGGAACAAATCTAACAGATGCTCTTTCTCTATCTGCATCAGCTACTTCATTCCATAGTTCATTATATCTTTGTTGTATCATTGGCACTTTTGCTAATGCTTCATTGTTCTTACAAGCTATATTGTAAGCCAATCCATAAGTTAAACATGGCAAATATCTTGTTGGTATTGCTGCATTGTTACTAGCTAGTGAGCCAGTATCTTCTATTTTTTTAATATAGAAATAAACTAATGTATATGTTTTACTTCCATCTGGAGCAGACCATAATTTAATTGAAGAATTTGCAACTCCTTTATCTAAATAAAATATTGTTGGTTTAGCTTCTGTAAGTTTGTTTGCTATATGAGAATACTCACTTATTGATATTCTCCTTAATGTTTGATCTGATTGATTCGTAGTATTGTCTACATCTGTCCTAATGAATGCTTCAATTACTTCAAGTACATTGCTAGATAAATCATAGCTTATAGTTCCTTCAGTTAATGTTTGTGTTCCTGTTTCAACAGAAAAAAGATTTAATCCTTTGTTTTGCCATTCAAGAAATAATAAATCTAAGCCTCGTCTAGCAGTTCTATAGTCATAACCTGAACTCATTTTTAAACCACATAGCTCGTATGCTTCTTCTAAAATATCAGATAAGTCTAAGTTAAAAGCTGTAGTTCCACTTGTTGCCATTATTTTTTCCTAATTTTTTTAGTTCCATGTGGAACTTTTTTCTTCTTTTTTCCCGGAGAAGAAATTTGTTTCTGCATATTTGCTCTTGATATAGCCATTATCTACACTTCCATCTTCTTCTTGCTTGTCTTATTCTAGAGTTAGGATCATTTTTTGTTTTAGCTGAACTATTTTTTAATTGCCCTGCTGATCTTGCACAATAAGACTTTCTTCTTTTGGCAGCTTTGCTTCCTTTTTTTACTGATCCTGTTACTGCTGTTTTTAATTTGCTTCCGGGATTTTTTTTCCTATATGCTGCTACACCTTTCTTGGTCATACCAGCACCACTTTTGGTAGGGCGATAGTTAGCACCCTTACCTTTAGTAGTTTTGCGTATAGGATTTTCCTTTTTTCTAGGCATAATCTTTATAAAATTCTTTTTCCCATATCTTATGTCTTTTTATAGGAGTTCTAAAGTATGGTATTAATCTTGCACTTTTTACTATACACCAATTAATAAAACTCCAGAACTTTGGTAATGGTCGCATATAATCTAAAAATAATACAACCCTGTTATTATCGGTCATATTAACTGCTAAGTGTTCATAAGTATCATCAAATACAACACACTTGCCTTCTTTCCATCTGTATTCTTTTTTATCACAAATTAATACGCAACCATCTCCATCTTTAGGGATAATTAAACCAAGGTGTATTCTTATAATGCCACACCACGGACCTTCATGTGGCATAAGCATTTTATTTGGACCAAGTACAGAAAAATATGCAGACACTATATTCTTATCTTTTTCTAAAACTTTTATTGTCTTAGGAAATTGTTTGCAATTTTTTTTAAACTTAACTGTTCCGGCTTTAAGAAAAAACATTTTCCATTTATCATCATTAGAAATGTATAGTTGATCTGGGCTTATCTCATGGAATGGAGCAAAGTCATCTACTCTTTTCATCATTACATCTAATTCTTTTCTAATAATTGGAAAAGCTTTTTCTAAATCTTTAGTAATTGGAAATTGTTCTTTTTTAAAATAAGGAGAATTACCTACTAAAGATTTTTTTCTAAAAATAGGTCGCATATATTTTTCAATATACCACCCATTTATTTCAATATTAACCACCGCCTTTTTTTTCTCGGCATTAGTTTTCAACTGGTTATACTTTACCACCAGTTTTTCTTCTAACTACATCGTTAT